AAAACAGTTAACTACCATTTTAGGTAATCAACAACTAAGACAAAAATTTATGATGCTTGTTAAACAAGCAGAAAAAACTGCTCCAGCGGCTCCGCAAGAAGCAATGGACAAAGACGAATACAAAGACAAACAAAAAGCATTACAAGATATTCAAATGGATCCGAACACAAGTAAAGATCCAGAACTTAAAAAAGAATTAATGCGTAAAAAAGCACAGTTACAAAAAGAGAAACCAGTTGATGAAGAGTCAGATGCAATTATACAATTAGCAAAATTAGTTTCAGGTGCTGGTAATACGCAAATGGATCAAGCATCTAATTATCAAGAAGAGATGATGAGACTTGCAGGTATTACAAGAGAATCTGCAACAGCAGGAGCAACCAGTGCAGGTAGCATTGCTTCAGTTGCAAACCCTTTACAAGCAAAAGGGCAAAGACCTAAAGATAAAAACGGTTTACCCAAAGCACCACAGAAGAAAAAAGCAGACGGTACAGCAGAAAACGCCCTTGATTTAAAAGATAATTTCTTTGGCGGCAAAACAGTTAAAAGGTAAATACTATTATGAAAGCAGAACAACTTAAAGAAGGTTTAGCAGATTTAGCATACAAGGCTGAGTCAGATCACGAAGTGCAAATGGCTCGTGCAGAGTTATACAAGATTGCCAAGTATGCAATTAAGATGCATGATATGCTTAAAGGCGTAGAAGAGCGTGAAGGTCTTGAAGGTTGGGTTCAAAGTAAAATTACTAAAGCCGCAGACTATATGGGCAGTGTTTATCACCATATGGACTACGAAACAAAGTTTGACGAAGTACAAGAAGCAAAACAAACTACAGAAAAATACAATCACGATCGTGGTAGCAAAAAGAAAAAAGAAGACGTTGCTAAAGAAGGCAAAAAGAAAGCACAGCCATTTGATGCAGATAAAAATTGGTTAAATGCACAAAACAGTATGTTAGACCATGAAGGCAAACCAAAGCCTGAGTATGCTAAAAAACAAAAACAAAAAGAATCATATAAATCATCTTTAGCATCAGTACTTGCTGAAAAAATTAAATCAAAGACTTGCTGTGGAACATGTGGTAACGAAGCCGCAGTTGACGGACAGCAGTATGACGAAGCCAAGCAACGCTTAGATCCAAAATGTTGGAAGGGTAAAAAGATTGGAAACCCTAAAACTAAGATGAAGGGCGGAGTTAGAGTTAACAACTGCGTACCAGCATAACACCACCCCACACAACATAATCACATAAATACCTTGTAACAAATTAACAAAGGATCCATGTGGCTTTCTTAGTACATAACCTACCGCCTGTTGAAGTATACGTTAAAAAAGAGTATCTATACGATCACCAGAAGGGACACGGAGAACTTACTCCAGGTATATGGATCTCCATTAGAAGTATTCAATCTAAAGCATTATACTTTGAAACCCTACTAACTGAATACGGAGCATTGTACGACAAACTTCCTATATCAGCATTTGTATGGAAAGAAGATATTAAACAAGAAGAACAACTATCATTAGACACATTACAAATATGGGACTGTTTTGATTATGATATTACGCTGATTAAAAAACCTTTACTATGCGATTGTGAATTCTTTGGTAAAGATAGAAAGATGCACAAAGGCGAATATATGTTTACCCTTGATACTTGTCATGCACAACACTCAACACTTGATATTAATTTTAGCGAACATGATCCGGAACATAAAACATTCAATGTTATTAAGTTAGAAAATGGACAGTTTGCCGCACAACCAAATAACAGAACTGTATTCACAGACCAAAGTCTTGTTAATCCCGATAGACTAACTCCTGACTTCAAAGTATGTACTCAAAATTACACAGTTGAAAACACACCCAAGTGGAGTGTAGGACACACTGATGATTGGGCATACAGATCAAAAGACGAAACTTTGGATACATAGTCACATTAACTGTTGACAACAGTATCTAAAGAATATATAATATACAACATAATTAAAACTTAGGAGATGATTTATGTCAGACAGAACTTATGGTGGTGACGAAAAAGCCAAACTTGAAAGATTGGTAAATGAAGGTGCTACTGTTCTTAGAGAAGTCGAAGACTTACAAGAAGGTCTAAGAGAAACTGTAAAAGCAGTTGCTCAAGAATTAGACATTAAGCCTGCATTGATCAACAAGGCAATTAAGATTGCACACAAACAAGATTGGCATAAAGTTGCTGACGAGTTTGATGATCTTGAAACACTTGTTGTTACAGTCGGCAAAGACAAATAATGCAAAAGGTAAAAGACTTTTGGATTAATAGTTATAAGAGTGATAAGATTGCATTTGCATTTGAACTTATTAGTTTTATATTTACGGTGGCGGCAAGTTTAACCTTGGCATTTAATGCTAAAGATCCGAACATGCTGATTATATATCCGTTCTTCTTTGTAGGATCGGTAACTCAATGCTACGCGGCTGTACGCAGAGGCGCGGCATGGGTAATGTTATTAACAGGCTACTTTGCAGTAATAAACGTATTTGGTTACGGTATTGCCGCAGGTTGGTATTAATGATTACAGAAGAAAATAAAAAACGAATTGACGATTGGTTAGAAGTACACCTTAAAGAGTTATCTCAACCAACAGACGGCTCAGTGGCAAGATGCCCCTGGGCATACAGTTCAAAAGTTCCAATTATACATACGGACCAATACATGGACATTATGAAAAATATGTTTAACTTTCCGTACGAAGATAACACACACGGATTGTTAATTGTATTACACAATGTACAAGATAGAATGGAAGGTCAAGATTTAATTGGATTATGTAAGACTCAATACTTTGTAGATAGAGATCTACTTTTTATTGAATACAATTACGAACATTATAAGAACGAATTAAATGATCCAACAATTAGGCTATTCATTATACAAAAAATTACAGAAACTAAAAAGGCAAGTGAAAAACTATATCAAACGGACTATTATAAAACATATCCGCACAATATGATATTTAGAAAGATACGTGAAGCAATGGGTGATAAACACTTTTTTGAAGAACCAAAGGAGTCAAAATATTGAATTATATGGTTGACATCGATGGAACTATATGTTATACTGTTAACAGTAATTATGAAAATAGTATTCCAAATAAAGATCGTATTGAGCATTTTAATAGACTATATGACGAAGGCAATGAAATACATTACTGGACTGCCCGAGGCGCAAACTCGCACAAGGATTGGTCACAGTTTACAGTTAGGCAATTAGAAGAGTGGGAAGTAAAATATACAAGTGTACGATTTCACAAACCACACTACGATATTTGGATAGATGACAAGGCAAAAAACGCAGATGAGTACTTTAAAAGATCAGGGGAATCAGGCTAAACCATATCAGTGGTTAGCATGGACAGGAACAACGATACTATTAGTTGCCGCTACAATGGCCGCTTTTAATATGTATCCTTACTATAGTTACGCATTTACATTAGCAAATAGTATTTGGGTAGCCGTTGGTATCCTTTGGAAAGAAAAGTCGTTGATTATTTTAAACGCAGGACTTACAATAATATATATTGCAGGTCTTATACAAGATGGTATGTTCGGCCAATAAACGAATTAATTTGGTATATGTCCGCCGCAAAGGACAAGAGGAGAATGAATGAGTTACGTAGACGCACACTTTGATCGCAACGCAGATATTATACGTGTTGTAGAACGAAAAGACGGCAAACGCCAGTTTGCTGAATATCCTGTAAAATACACTTTCTATTATGAAGACCAACGTGGTAAGTATAGAAGTATTTACGGCGATCCCCTAAGTAGAATTATTTGTAAAAATACAAAAGACTTTCGCAAAGAACAAGCAATTAATAAGAATAAGAAATTGTTTGAAAGCGATATTAATCCTATCTTCCAATGTTTAAGTGAAAACTATCTTAATCAAGATGCTCCTAAACTAAACGTAGCATTTTTTGATATTGAGACAGACTATGATCCAGAGCGAGGCTTTGCTGATCCAAGTGATCCGTTCATGCCTATTACTGCTATTTCTGTACACTTACAATGGATGGACACACTTGTAACACTTGCAGTTCCACCTAAGACACTTACAATGGAACAAGCAGTAGAACAATGTAAAGAATTTCCTAACACACACTTGTTTGCAGATGAAAGAGATATGTTGAAAACATTCCTTGATCTAATTCAAGACAGTGATATTATTACAGGTTGGAACAGTGAAGGTTATGATATTCCATACACTGTTAACCGTGTAGCAAAAGTATTAAGCAAAGACGATACAAGACGTTTTTGTTTGTTTGATCAATTTCCTAAGAAACGTGAATATGAAAAGTTTGGTAGGCAACAAGAAACCTATGACCTAATAGGCAGAGTGCATTTAGATAGTTTAGAATTATATCGTAAATACACGTATGAAGAAAGACACACTTACAGACTTGATGCCATTGGCGAAATGGAAGTTGGCGAAAGAAAGACTGTGTACGAAGGTACACTTGATGCACTTTATAACAATGACTTCAGAACGTTCATTGAGTACAACAGACAAGACGTTGCACTACTGGACAAGTTGGACAAAAAACTAAGGTTCATTGATCTTAGTAATGAACTTGCTCATGCAAATACTGTTTTGCTACAGACCACTATGGGTGCTGTCGCAGTTACAGAACAAGCAATTATCAACGAAGCACATAGACGTGGACAACAAGTTCCAAATAGAATAAGACGTGAGCCTGGTTCAGAGCCAGCCGCGGGTGCCTATGTTGCATTTCCAAAAGTAGGAGTACATGAGTGGATTGGTTCAATGGACTTGAATTCACTATATCCATCTGTTATTAGAAGTTTGAATATGGATCCAGCAACTGTTATAGGACAACTCCGTCCTGAACATACTAACAAATACGTTGGTGAGCAAATGGGTCTAAAGAAAAAGAGTTTCGCAGGTGCATGGGAAGGTAGATTCGGTACTATTGAGTTTGAAGCCGTTATGGAGAAACGTAGAGATATCAGCATTACAGTTGACTGGGAGAATGGTGAGTCAGACGTAATGAGTGGTGCACAGATTAACGAAGTTATCTTTAATAGTAATAAGCCTTGGATGATCAGTGCTAACGGTACAATCTTTACAACAGAGTTTGAAGGTGTTATACCTGGACTACTTAAACGTTGGTATGCTGAACGTAAAGAAATGCAGACTATGAAGAAGAAGGCATTGGCCGCAGAAAACAAAGCAGAGATTGAGTTTTGGGATAAGCGACAACTTGTTAAAAAGATTAACTTGAATAGTTTGTATGGTGCTATTCTTAATCCTGGTTGTAGATTCTTTGATGGTCGTATTGGACAATCAACTACACTAACAGGTAGACAAATTGTTAAGCACATGAGTGCAGAAGTAAACAAAGTTATTACAGGTGAATACAATCACGTAGGTAAGAGTGTAATATACGGAGATACAGACTCTGTGTACTTTAGTGCATATCCTATACTAAAAGAAGATATTGACAAAGGTAACATTCCTTGGACTAAAGAAAGTGTTATACAACTGTATGAACAAGTTTGTGATGAAGCAAACAAGTCATTTGGTAAGTTTATGTTAGACACATTCCATTGTCCGAAAAGCAGGTCGGACGTTATTGCGGCAGGTAGAGAGGTTTGTGGTGAAAGCGGATTGTTTATTACTAAGAAACGTTATGCAATTCTTGTGTATGATGATGAAGGTACAAGACGTGATGTAGATGGCAAGCCTGGTAAAGTAAAAGCAATGGGTTTAGATCTTAAACGTTCTGATACTCCTGTGTTTATGCAGGACTTCTTAAGTGAAGTACTACTTAAAGTATTGCAGAAAGGTACAGAAGATGAGATACTTGATAGCATTACAGAATTCCGTACAGACTTTAAGAGTCGTCCTGGACATGAAAAAGGTTCGCCTAAACGTGCAAACAAGATTGGACACTATCAGCGTCTTGAACAGAAGCAAGGCAAAGCAAACATGCCTGGACACGTAAGAGCAAGTATTAATTGGAACACACTTAAACGTATGAACAGTGACAAGTACTCGCAAGAGATTGTAGACGGTATGAAAGTTATTGTATGTAAACTAAAACAAAACCCAATGGGTTATACAAGTGTTGCATATCCTGTAGATGAATTGCATTTACCAGAATGGTTTAAAGACTTGCCATTTGATGGTGACGCAATGGAAGAAACAATTATTGATAATAAACTTGGTAACTTGATTGGTCCACTAAACTATGACTTGCAAAGTACTAAACAAAAAAATACATTCAACAACTTGTTTGACTTTGGAGGTAGTGAATAATGGCAACACATGGAATGATAGATTTAGAAACACTTGGTGTAGAACCAGATAGTGTTGTAATCACTTTAGGAGCAATGAAGTTTGATCCTACAACTAATGCAGAGCCACATGCACCTTTATACCTACGTCTTGATATAGAAGAACAAAGTGAAAAGTATAAACGTTCTATTGATGACAACACACTTGAATGGTGGGGTAAACAAAAGAAAGAAATACGTGAAGAAGCATTTGGTGACCATGAAAGAACAAGCATGGACAGTATGACAAAACAATTAAACAAATGGTGCGTAGGTCTTGACTACTTATGGTGTCAAGGTCCGTTATTTGATTATGCAATACTACAAAACTTGTATAAGAACATTGGCAAACCTACTCCGTGGAACTACTGGCAAATTAGAGATAGTAGAACATTGTTTGCACTTATGCCAAGCGACCCACGTAAAGCAATACAAGAAGAATTGCACAATGCACTTGCTGATTGTTATTATCAAGCAAAGTGTGTACAACAAACATATAAGCATTTTAATATTACGAAAGCAAGATAGATGGCAACTACAGAAGAAAAACAAGATCTCATTGAGAATATTAAAAATCCTGATAGATACTTTCGTGTATCACTTTATGGCTATGGTGCAGAAATGTCATGGTGCTCTACAAGTGAAAAATGCAATGAATGGTGGAAAGCAAATGATGGTGAGAATGATATCTCTGCCTCAGAATATATGAGTGGTGCTGAAGAATTTAGA